GCAAGTTATGCAGTCAGCTGGAATACTTATGCAATCCGAAAAAATCCGCGGCGCCTCGCGTCTCAGTCGCTTCGCTCCTTCGCGCTCGGCCGCCAGTCCCGTTGCCGACAGACCCTATATGCGCAGGACTCCCCCCTTCGCGGGGCGCTCACTTCGTTCGCGGAACATTCGCACGCTCACAAGTTCGCGGCTCATTCACAAACCCGCGAACCGCTACGCTCTCGCTCAACCGGGGGTCTGCCTCCCCACCACGCTATATGTAACTATATTACCGTCCCTGTACATAGATGTATTTGGGGTGGGGTTTGTTGTGTTGCTTTTTATTTTCTTTGATGGACACTTTTTGCTCTTGAAGGGGTACCCGTGGTGTTAACGCTTGTGACATCGTTTATGTTTGCACAGCGACGGTCTTTGGCCTCCCCCCACGCTTTACAACATTTAAGTTGAAGGTGGCCGTTGCCAAATGCTTTTAGCCGACACCTAGAGTCTTGTTCTCATTCTTGACCTCGTACGTATCACCGTCAGGTGGCGTTTGTGACAGGGGAGGTCGGTCCCCGTTTCCGGCCACGTTTCCCTTTCCTGGCCTATCTGTCATTTACATCCAGGGTCTAGGGCTTGCTCCACCGCTTTGCGGTTTGTCAGGTTGTGTGTTGACTGTACTACTTGTTGCGTTCTTTTCGCAACTGTGCTTGCCATTTTTCTGCTTGGCGTGCTGCGTCACGGAGTAGTGCTTCGTCTGACAGTTCTCGTTTTGCTTTCAAATCTTTACGTTTGATGACACTGTTTGTGTATCCGAGTCTTCCTGTCATGAGTTAATTATACAGGAGAAAGTGCCGGGCCGATGCAAGGAGGACGGCACGAAAGGAGAATGCCCACCGACCCGGCGCTAGTATGTTATCAACATGAGTAAAGGTAAACGCAATATTGCGCCAGAGGACCGCGCACGTTTTTGGCAGTGTGTGAATGCTGGCATGACCACTAAAGAGGCTTCTCACATGGCTGGCATCTCTTATGAGACTGGCAAGAAGTGGGTGGTTAAGCAGAGAACGTTGGCTGCCGAGTTAAAGGAAGCAAAGTTAACGGATGCCAAAACAGGTGTTGGAGGGATTCAACGTGACAAAATTAAAGAAACAATCGCTTCGGAAGATTTGCTGCCCCCCGTCCTACCGGTCGATCGCTTATCAGAACGGGCTCGTCGTGGCCTTGACGATTTCGACTTCTTCCGCCGTGTGTACCTTGGGAGGGTACCATCCCCCTGGCAGGTTGACGCTGCATACAAGATTGTCGAGTTTCTCGAATCAGACGAAAAAGAGTTCCTGGTCCTGAACTGTCCGCCTGGTGCGGGTAAGTCCACCCTGTTTCATGATGTTGCAGTGTGGGTGATCGTGCGTAACCGTGCGATCCGTGTGATGATTGGGTCCGTGTCGCAGACGTTGGCTAAGCAATACAGCCGCCGTATCCGTGAGACGCTTGAACGTCCTGTTCCGTTGCAGCCCGACCCAGAAATGGTGCGTCGTGGCCTCGCTCTCAATGCGGAATCTTGTGTATCGTTGGACTATGGACGGTTTAAACCAGCAATCCAAGGAGCATTGTGGCGAGCAGAAGAGTTCATCGTTGAACAGCAAAGCACCGGTGGACTCGACAACAAAGAGCCAACCGTCTCTGCGTACGGTATTGACTCAGAATTTATTGGACACCGTGCCGACCTTGTTCTATTTGACGATGTGGCTTCGCCAGAAAACGCGAAAGAATCCGCGGCACGAGACAAACTCTTAGAACGTTGGGACTCCATGGCGGAGGCCCGTGTTGATCCAGGTGGTGTGCTGGCTGTTATCGGTCAGCGTCTCGGCCCTGGCGATATTTACGCACACTGTTTATCGAAAGTAACCTACGACGACTTTGGTGACGACTACGACGGCAGCGACCAAACTTCACAGGCTGTGGACGAACCTGTGAAGAAGCAGAAATACCACCACCTCGTATACAAAGCGTATTACGAAGAGTTGGATGATGGGCCTGCTTCACGCACAACAAAGGCTGCGGCATGGCCGGATGGTCCACTTTTAGACCCATTCCGCCTCTCTTGGAAAGATTTGTCGTACATTCGACACTCAAACCCACAGAAGTTCCAGGTTGTATACCAACAAGAAGACATGGAACAGGGCAACTACCTGATCGAACGCGTGTGGGCAACCGGTGGTGTCGGCCCAGATGGTGTTCTTTACCCTGGGTGCGTGGACAAAGACCGCCGACCTGGGTACATTCCACCTGGATTACGCAGACCAATCATCTCCATAGCAACCGTTGACCCGTCCCCAACCCAGTTTTGGGCCGTGCAATGGTGGCTATACCAGCCAGAAACCAACCTCCGATACCTCATCGATGCAGAAAGATGCAAACTAACCGCCGAAGAACTCCTTGGCTACTCCGTAGGTAGTGGCGAATACTCCGGCATCATGGAGCAATGGCAAGAACGCAGCGAAGACATGGGTTATCCAATAACCCACTGGATCGTAGAGGTCAACGCGGCGCAAAGATTTCTTTTGGCGCACGATTTCGTGCGCCGATGGCAAGCATTATGGGGTGTCAATGTGATACCGCACACAACTAGCCGTAACAAACTCGACGAAAACCTTGGCGTTGAAGCACTACTACCACCTTTGTGGCGCACCGGACAGGTCAGATTGCCAACAATGAGCGACAATTGGAAGACACTGGCGTTCATAGACGAGATGACATCTTGGACGCGCGACAAGAAGCGCGGCACCGACTTGGTGATGGCGCATTGGTTCGCAGAACTACACATGCCGAAGTTGACACCACTAGGCAGACCACCACGGATGTGGCGACCAAGTTGGCTTTTGCAGTAATCTGGCGGTGCCTATGTGTATTATGGGCACCGTAGGTTGTCCAGGAACGGTTGCATGATTACAGTCGAAGAAATACATGCTCTTTACAAGCAGCGTCGCGCCGCACAGGGTCCAGTGTTGGACCAGATGCGCAAAGTTCGAGAACTTGCCAACGGCGACACCATTATTCCACTCAACGAACTTGACAGGTCGGCCAAAACTTCCGTAGCAAACCTGCTTGTGACAGGCCTCGACCAAACATCGATGCGTATTGCTTCAACTTTCCCAACTCCTTACTTCCCACCTTTGACAGAAGGTAAAGAAAAGTCCAAGGAACTAGCCAACACCCGCCGCAAAGCCATGCAGTCCATGTGGGACCACAACCGCTTGAAGATCAAGATGCGTCGCCGTGCCCGCCACCTGCTTGCTTACTCAACCGCACCAGTTGTTATTAAGCCAGACTTCAAAACAATGATGCCTGTCTGGTCTGTGCGTAATCCGTTAGACACTTACCCCGCACCGATGGAGGACCCAGACAACCCAGTCCCGTTGGATTGCATCTTTTCGTACCGCAAACCACTCAAGTGGCTGTTACACAACTATGGTCACGCAGTAGACGGCAAACTTCGCCTCGGCCGCATCGACCACGACAACATGTACACCATTCTGGAGTATGTCTGCGCTAACGAAGTTGTCCTTTGCGCTGTTGGTGCAGCCGACGAAGACGGGCTTGACCCCGTTGAGCGTTGGGGCGCAAGCGTTGTAGAACTCGAACGGGTACAAAACCGTGCCGAAGTTCCCCTTGCCGTCATCCCGCAGCGCATTACCCTAGATAAACCACGCGGTCAGTTCGATGGCCTACTTGGTATGTACTACACCCGCGCACGTCTCCAAGCACTAACCGAAATTGCCATTGAGCGCGGCATCTTCCCAGACGAATACCTAGTTGCCCGTCCTGGTGACAACCCAGAGATCATTCAAATTGCAGATGGCAAGACCGGTCAGTTGGGTCTTGTTAAGGGTGGCGACATCCAGCAGTTGAACACAGCCCCCGGTTACAAAACCGACATGGCTTTGGACCGCCTCGAACGCCAAGAGCGTCTTGAAGGTGTTATCCCTGCAGAGTTTGGTGGAGAATCTGGCACCAACATCCGTACTGGTCGCCGTGGTGAAAACATTCTTGCAGCCACCGTGGACTTCCGCGTCCAGGAATCACAGGCAATCTTTGAGTCGTCTCTTGTTGAAGAGGACAAGATTGCGATTGCCTTGGAAAAGGCCTACTGGGGCAACAAGTCTAAGTCCTTTCTGGTTACTGGGCGCGCTAACGTCAGCAAAGTTGATTACATCCCAAACAAAATTTGGGAAACAGACTTTCACTATGTTTCATATCCCGCGTCAGGCAGTGACGTCAACAGCCTTATCGTTGGCATTGGACAGCGTTTAGGTATTGGCACCATGTCAAAGGAATCAGCCCGCGAGGTTGACCCATTGATTTCTGATCCAGAACTTGAAGCGGACCGCATTACGGCAGAGGGTATTGAGGCGGCTTTGCTATCCAGTATTCAGCAACAGGCAGCCAACCCGCAGGGCCCATACCAGCCAGATGACCTTGCTTACTTGGTGAAGTTGGTGAAAGAACAAAACGTTCCGCTATATGATGCAGTAGAACGCACAAACCGTCGCGCGCAAGAACGCCAAGCAACCCCAGCCCAGCAACCAGAGATGACTGCTCCAGGCATGGAAGGCATGTTGCCACCAGAAGCAATGCCTGGCTTGGCAGCACCCGGCATGGGCGCAGAACAACCAATGCCTGCAGGACCACCTGCTGGTGGCCCGCCGGAATTGGGAGCATTGTTGTCACAACTAAGAGGAGCGTAAATGGCAGCCAAAGGAAACCGTAAAGACATGAATAGTCCAGCAGCAAAGATCGCCAAAAGTGCAGCAAAAGGGCAAACATACGGTGAAGCAAAACAACAGATGGACGCCCAGGCCGCAGTGCCGATGGGCGCTTCTCCTACGGGCACACCCCAAACAGCGGTACCACAGGGTCCACTTCCAGGACGTCTTGGTGCTTTTAACAGACCAACAGAAGCACCACTTGAACCGCTTACCGCTGGGGCAAGTTTTGGACCAGGCGCAACGCCAGTGCAAGCCGGTATGCCTTTTAGGCCAGGCTCTATGGATTCCGCTATCGCTGAACTTCGAGCGCTTTACCAACTCTATCCGTCCGATTCGTTGGGCGCGCTCCTGGAGTCCTACTACCGCGGCGGTATCTGATGGCTGAAAGTTTTTTGTCTGACTGGACAAACGGCGTCAATCGTGAAGAAATCCTGAAGAAGTCGGCTAACGCATACAGTTTTGAAAACTACGCCAAAACCTACCTGTCTTCCGATGTGGCTTGGCGTGCTGGTCAAATTTATGCCGCAGCCCCATGGATCAAAGCCGACACAATTCTCACATTAGCCAAAGGCGGAGCATCTCCGTCCGCGGTTGACACAGTTGCGGAACTTGAGGCATACCAACGCCTTCAAGAAGAAAAGAACAAACGCAACAAGAGTTGGTGGGAACGCAACATCTATGACAAGGTAAAGACCGCTTCTCGCTGGGGCCAAGCAGCAATGCAGTTCCTACCAGAACTTGGCATGAACTTTGCATCTGACTTGATGGACGAATCCGAAGGTGGGTTTTGGGACACAGATTCCGCTAGTGGGTGGTTTGCATCAACAAGCCTTGGAACAATGGCTGGAAACTCGCGCAAATCAGGTGACGGATGGTTTATCGGGGGCGAAGCAAAAACAATTCAAGAAGAACGCGCCCGCGATTATCGCGGTACAATTGCTGGCACGAATAGTGCCTTCACGCTTGGGCGTGGTTTGGGCAGTATATTTTTTGCTCCCGGCTCTAAGCCCTACAACATCCTTTCGGGAATTGTAGATGGTGGAGTATCTATTGTTTTGGACCCAGTAGGAAAACTTTTTGGTGGAGCAAAGGGATTAACGCGGTCGTTCCAAAGAGGCGCGACCTCCATGCCAAACATTTCGCAAGAAACGGCAACACTTGCTGCACGCGTAGCAACAGGATTGGCCGATGCCAAAACAATTGCCGCATGGAATGCAAGTGGTGTTAATAGATGGCTTCAGCAGTCACGTTATGCAGAACGGTTAGCAAACTTCTTGGCAGAAACAAAGTCGCCATCAAAAATTATGGCTGCTTTTAAAGACAAGATTCCACCAGAGGTTGCATTAGCACTATCAAAAATGGACGATCCAGACCAGGTTCGTGCAGCAATTGCCGCACTCGGATCACCACTTGGCCTTGTTGATGGAATCGGAGATGATGCAATCAGAGCATTCAATCTGGACCCATCAATGAAGATAGGTTCTTTAAGCGACATCAAAGTTGCTCGCCGCAACTTAATAGGAAACGGCATAGAGGGAGCATCTCAGCGCCTATTTAACGCTTCCTGGCGTGAAGTTATGCCCGGTGCAACGACTTGGCACAAATGGATGGAAACCAAAGTGGGAAGAAACTTCCTGCTTGTTAATGGTTCGTCTGCTCAACGCGCGTCCGCCGTTGACAACCTACGTCGCTATTTAGACACAATTGCCAATGACATCAGCGACGACAATTGGAACAGCATTTTTGATGACATCATTGAACGCGGCGACCTCGACCAAGACCTGATAGATGAATTCTTTACCGTAGACGCAGACGGAGTTCGTGTTCCAAAAGCAAAAGACGCACAGGCACTGAAAGACATTTTTATGGACTTTGCGGTTTCTGCGTATTCAAAACCATACGGAACACAAGATGCGGTCAAAGCAACATCAACAATTTTTAACTCAATGATTGCGGGGGTCTTAAGGGCCAATGGGGTCAAGGGTGAGGTTATTAGCGAAACCCTCAAAAACGTTAATGACGCAACAACCAGATTCAGGCGTTACTTTATTGAACGAGCCGTTTCCGGGGACGACCCCGGACTCATGCAACGCCTGATTGATTCAGGAATGGTTGACGAAGAAGCCCTGCTCAAAATACTGGATGGGGCGCGCCCCGGCGCAACAATTGACGACCTCAAAATTTTGAGTCCACTTGACCTTTCCGACCTACTCAACACCACCATTGCATTACCTGATTTCAGGACAATACGCAGACTTTCAGCAAACCGAATGTGGAGACGGACAGCACAAAGAGTTTATGTGACATCTTCTGGAAAATTGCGTGGGCCAATTCAACTTGTGGACAAACTCCAGAATGACTACTGGAAGCAAATTGCGCTCATGACGGGCGGGTACATTATGCGAAACGTCCTTGACGGACAGGTTCGCATGGGGCTTCGTGGGGAAGTTGCGGGAATTTTCAATGGACCATTCCGTTTTATCGGTTGGGCAATGAACAAACGTGGTCCTGGGAACATTGTTGGTCAAGCATTTGACTACGACACACTCGTCGAAACGTCGGATGACGTACTCGAAAACACTTCTTTGAAGTACTACATGGACACTCAAGAAACGGCAGGTGGTCGCCATCTTGCGGACGTAGAAGAAACCCTAAACGATGTGGTGCGCACTGGAGATGTGGGGATAGCCCAGCGCGCATACGAGCCACAACTTCACACGCAAGCGATTGCGGACCAGATGGGCCGCGGCAGAAGTGCAATGACATTGCGGTTAATCGTTGAGGGAAAAACCACAGCCGAAATCGTCGATATTTTAATGAGCAGGGCCCCAGGGTCGGAGGCAGCGCTAAACGCATTAAAGAGCGCGCACCGCGATGGTTTCTGGGCGTCTGCCCCAGGAATCAAGCACCGTTTTAAGATTCGATTTAAACCAGGTTGGGAAAACGACCCACAACTTACCCGCGATTATCTTACGGCGCTTATTGATGGCAACTATCGTCAGCGTGTCAGTTGGTTGCTTAAGCCAGAAAATGAAGATTTGCGCTTTGCATTCTTGAATAACCGCGCCCCACGCGGAGCCGCAGATCAAATGGTGGTTACCAACGTTGATGGGACCAGGCTAAATGAGGGTTGGGACATCGTTGAAGGACCAGGTTCTTTTGGAAGAACTGATGAAGTTGATGTCGGTTCTTTGCTTTACGAAGAAGAATCAGGGAAAAATCTTCTAGTTACTTCAAAGACTGTAGTAAATGGCGAAACAGTTATTGATTACCGAGAAGTTTCTGACTATGCCATGTTCGTGGATGACCCAAATCTACCGGCCTCCGATGAACTGAAGCGCCTAATTGATAATTCCGCCGACGAAGGTTACATACCTGACACAGAGGTTTATTTCAAGAGAGCAGAAGTTGACCCTGGGGAAGCAGAATGGATGAAGAAAGTTGGCGACTGGTGGTTTAATCAGGTTGTTGGCAAACGATTCATGCGTCGCTTGGAAAAAAACCCGTTCTGGCGTCAGTACTACTACAAGCACGTAGCAGAAAACATAGACCTTCTTTCACCAGAAGAAGCACAAAAACTCATTTCCAACATTGAAACCGCTGCCGCCAAGGTGGGTATGTCGCCCGCACAGTACGTTGGCGGGGGTCCACTTGCTCGTTTTAAGGCAAAAATTGGCAGTTGGGAAATAAGCATCGGTGACAAACGGTGGAAAGAAATTGAATCAGCGGTGTATGGAAGGGAAGCCCGACTCCTGGATGAAGGCGCGCCAGGCGCAATTGACAAGGTAGACGAAGAGGTGGGCAACTTGATGAACACGCTCGATGACCTTGATGGCGCCAAGGATGAAATAGAAAGCACTATTGCCAAACTTGAAAAAGAGTATGACGACCTCGTGCAGGCCCAAGGGAACACGGGTTTGTTTGCCACGGGACCAGAGGCCGACGATATTAGTGCAAGACTAAAAGAAGCAAGAATCGAAAAAGCAAAACTGGAAGCACAAATCCTAGACACAACCGACGAATTGTTCAATGCCCGTCGCTTCACAACAGCAGCAACCGGAACAGTAGACCAATTAGATGAGTTCGCTGGATACATGGCAACCCAAGACATGAAACGTAAGTTCTATGACGGTGTTGACAAAAATAACTTTGCTGATGCAATGCGTGTTATTGCGCCATTTGGTGCAGCATGGGGCAAGATTCTGAACGACAACGTACGCCTGCTTGTGACTGATCCATCTGCTGCACGCCGCGCGCAAAGAACATTTGTGGCCCTGGAAGAAGCCGACCCCATGAATACGGGGCACGGATTTTTCTACAAGAATCCAATCAACGGACAATTATCGTTTGCGTTCCCGTTGTCCGGAGAAATCTCTTGGCTAGTGACTAAAGCAATTACCGGCGAGGGTACGTACGCCCAACTAACCGCCCCAGTAAAACAGTTGTCGCTTGGCTATTCGTTTATCCCAGCACTTGGCCCCGTTGCAACAATTGCCGCAAACTCCCTGTTTGATTTTATTGGCAACCCATCCTGGACCGATGAAATAACACAGATTTTCATGCCTTACGGTCGCGGCGGTGGAATCAGTGGGGTTATAGGGAGCATGGGGCCTTTTGCTTTTGTTAAGAAAACAGTGGACGCAATCATCGCTAATCCAAACAAAACAAACACCATTTTTGCGACAACGTTTATGGAGACGGTAAGGGCCTACTCAACAACGGGCAAGTATGACCTTTCTACGGACGAAGGGAAAGACCAGTTATTGGAAGATGCTAAGGATGCCGCCCGTGTTTTGACCGCGATGAGGGCCGCGTCACAGTTCATTGGCCCAACCGCTGGCAGTATTGAATTTACTGTTGATACCAAACAGGGCGACATGTACGCCGGAATGTTGGCAAAAGAGTTCTATAAACTCCAGGCAGAAAACTATGACACCGCAGTGGAGAAGTTTGTAGATACCTACGGCGAGGACGTAATACTCTACATGTCCTCAAAGAGTAAGGCCGTTGTCAGGGGCATTGAACCAACGGACCAGTTTGTTGCATGGCAACGAGAAAACCAAGGGTTCTTAAATAGTAATGCAAATGTTGGGTCTTACTTTGCCCCTGGCGGAGACGATTTTTCTTTTGCAGCATGGGACCGAATGATACGAAGCGGCCAATTCAAACGTCAAACAGCGCGAGAAATGATCGACGATGCTCAGTACAAGATTGCGTCTGCCAAGTTCAGGTATGCCCGTTCGAAGGTTGGTTCTTATCCAGACAAAAATCAGAGCGCTTGGTTGCGTGAGTACCGCGAGAAACTAAACGCCGAATACCCAGGCTTCCCAAGGGTTGCGCAATTTATGGTCGGTGAATTTGACGAAGTAATCGATGACCTCAAGAAAGCAGTCCAACACAAATCCGTAAAGAACACGGAAATTGCAAAGGCCATTTCTGAATATCTTGACCGACGCGACCAGGCGCTTCAGTCACTTAAAGACATGGGACTTGCCGGCACCACTCAAAGCATGAGAGCCGAAGCAGCAATACCCACGCGAGCCTGGCTTGCTAGCATTGCGTATGAAATAATCAAAGATGTTCCAGAGTTTGGAAGAATTTTTGACAGAGAATTAGCAGCAGAGGTTGAAAACTGATGGTAGCCATAAGAATTGAAGATTTTTCAGACGAGGTGGGCAGTCCACCATCAGGCGGGCAAGATATTGGTGCTGGTCTTGGCCCCAGTTACCCATACCCAGTACGAAAAGTAGTCATTGATTCAGGCCAACTAGGTGGTGGGCCGGGTTATGACGACTTCTACTTTGGGGATCTTGAAGAAATTCCCGGAACAAGCACCCTTCCGGCACCGTTTACAAAAAATGTCAGGCTTCCATTTTTGCCCAGCATTGGCGCACAACAAACAGGCGTATACGTTGGCCCTGGTCTTGTTGATAAAAACAACAAAATCGTTCGAATGCAATACGATGAAACGAGCGACAGCGAAGTCCGCACCTATTTGTCGCAGTTTGCAACCCCGTCAGAACTTTCTGCTTTCCTCAGAAACCTTGAAGTAAAAGGCTTTTACGAGTATGGCCAACCTGGAAACGGTTATACAAATGCTGATACGGCTGCCGTAAAGATGTTTTTTGTGGCAGCAAACTCTTTTGGTCGAACAGGAGACATTGCTTTACAAATTCTGAACACCTACTACCCCAATGTCAATAGTGGGAGTATGGGCTCTGGCGGGCGCAGAATGCAGTACACCTCTAATGAGGACCTTGCATCAATCTATAGACAGGTAACTCAAGGCAAACTTGGCCGAGCCCCCAAAGATGAAGATGTCCAACGCTTTGTGGAGGCGTACCACGCCATAGAGCGCCAGGCTCAGAGTGGTGGCACGCAAAACCCAATGGCTGCGGAAACATTGGCAGGAACCCAAGTCGAAGAGCGGTACGGCGCAGAAGAGGCAGCCGTAGGATTTACCAACCTTGGCGAAGTAATGAAGACCTTAATTAGGGGGCAATAACCATGATTCTTGGCTGGGAGCAGATCGTTCGTAATCAACTTGGCTCATATGCCTGGTTGCTAGACGACATAGACCGGGACAAGTTTCCCGACACTTTTAAGGTTCTCCAAGATGCGGTTGAGCAGCGCTGGTATGAAAGCAACACGGGCCTTCAGCGTTTTGCTGCCGCAATGCAGGCTACGTCATTCTTTGAACAAATTCAAAACAACAAAGTGGTTCAGCAGATCGAGGATGCCATTGGTGTGGCGGGCCTGCGAGAAGACCGCTTTGGCGCACTCATTGGCAAGATAGTCAATTATGGATTGACGGGGGAAGAACTCAAAAGAGAGGCATACGCTGAAGCGTTTAGGCGCAACAATAACGGGAACTACGTTAACCCAGCGATTGCCGAAAGGATTCGCAACACAACGACCTACAAACAGTACGAGGCCGTTGGTCGTGCCTATTTCTCCAAGGTGCCAGATAGGCAGATTGAAAAAGTTTTAAGCGGCCAGATGACAATCGAAGACCTGAACAGTTCTCAACGCGAAATTGCCAAAGGCAAGTATCAACACCTTTCTTCCATGCTCGATAAGGGTCTTACGATGGAAGAGATCACAGCGTCTTATCGCTCACAGGCAGCCGCGATGCTGGAGGTAGACGAGGCCACAATTGACATGGGAAGTGCCAAGTTTGAGTCGGCGTATTCCTATGGAGAGGCAGGCGCGCCTCAGCGCCTCATGACTGCCGGAGAGTGGGAGCGCATGATTCGCAGCGATAATCGCTATGGCTGGAACAAAACAGAAAACGCAAAGAAGGAAGCACGCCAACTTGGTCAGTCATTGGCCGCAGCGTTTGGTAGGTTGATGTAATGGCTGAGCCACTATTGGATGCGGAAACTGCTGATGACATTCTTTTGTCATGGTTGCAGTACTACAACCTCACTGATGCCGCGCTCCAGGCCGTCATCCAGGATGCTTGGAAACAAAAGAGGATTGAGGACCCAAGTAATCTTGAATCTATTGGCTTCGCCATTAAGGACACCGAGGCTTACAAACAGCGCTTTGCCGGGAACGAGCAGTTGCGCAAGCAGGGCAAGCCAACATACAGCCTGACTCAATACTTGCAATTGGAACGAGATTACAAAACGGCCATGCAGGGTTCTGGTTTACCGGCTGGTTTTTATGATGGACCAGATGATTTTGCCAACTTTATAGGCAACGACATTGCCCCCGCAGAAGTCCTGCGCAGAGTTCGAGATGGCTTTCAGGCGGTTGACCAAGCCAACCCTGAAGTGGTAAACGAAATGAAGCGACTTTATGGCGTTAGCAAGGGTGACCTCGCCGCATACTTTCTTGACCCAAGCATTACCGAAGAACTTCTACTTCGTCGTGCGCGTGCTGCACAGATTGGCTCTGAGGCAACGCGCCAGGCTGGCATGAGCCTTCTCGCGGATACTGCGGAAATGCTTGCTAGGGAGAACATTGACCAGGCTCGTGCAGCACAAGGATTCGCAACCATTGCTGAAGCGCAACAGTTGTTTACTCCAATGTCGGCCGCAGAGGAAATCGTTTCCCAAGAAGAACAGATTGGTGCAATTTTTGGCACGAATGCTGCCGCGGCACAGCGTCTCCGTCAGCGCGCTTCACAACGCGCAGCGGAAGGTCAAGCCGGTGGTGGCTTCGCAGCAGAAGGTGCAACTGTCACCGGACTCTCAAACGCTTGACAGAATAACTATGCACGGGTAAGAATAAACCCGATTCCGTAACGGAAGGAACTCTTGTCGAATCCCCCGCAGACAAGACGTAGTAGGGGTGTACATATCAAACCAAATGCAGCCGAGCCGGAACCTCCAACCGGATCGTGGGCAAAGGAGTGTGAAGCCATATGAGCGAGTCAGAAGACTACTTCGAAGATGAGCAGCCGAATGAGGGAAAGAATCCTCTAAGGAAGCACATCAAACAGTTGGAACAGGAAGTCGCAGAACTCCGTAAGGAGCGAGCGGAAGCCGCAGCAGCCAAGCGTGAACTTGCTTTTGCAAAATCAGGAATTCCTTTGGAAAGCCCAATTGCAAAGTATTTCATCAAAGGTTACGACGGCGATCTTGAACCAGATGCAATTCGACAGGCCGCGCTCGAAGCAGGTTTGATGCAGGCACCCCCCGATAGGTCCTCACAGGAAGCAGCAGCATGGAAGCGTACCGAACAGGTCGCAGCCGGAAGTAATGTTTCCGAACCGCCGGTGGATTTTATTACCCGCATCAATAACGCTAGAAGCCAAGCCGAGGTAGAACAGATTCTCTTAGAGGCATCACAAGCAGAAAATTTTTAACCCTCTAATTCGAAAGAAGAAATCATGGCAGGCGAAACCACCACCTCCTCACTATCCGTAGACCAGACAGCGTTTGACCGCATTGCGTACTTTGCACTGCGTTCCGAACTCCTGTTCGATCAGGCTGCGGATGTTCAACCGACCGCACAGTCAATGCCTGGCTCTGCAGTCACCTTCACCATCTTTGCTGACCTTGCGGCTGCAACCAGCACACTCAACGAAGTAACCGACGTTACCCCTGTTGCTCTCAGCGACAGCCAAGTAACCGTTACTCTTGCTGAGTATGGTAACGCAGTTGTGACCACAGCCAAGTTGCGTGGCACCTCGTTCCTCAACGTTGACACCTCCGCTGCAAACATCGTTGGTTACAACGCTGGCGATTCAATCGACCAGGTTGTCCGCGAAGTTCTTGCCGGTGGCTCGAACGTTGTATACGGAAGCGGTGGCTCAACCACCCCTTCAGCCCGCACCTCGGTTCAGCCAGAAGACGTCATCTCTGCAGATGATGTTCGCAAGGTTGTTGCTCAGTTGCGTGGAGCAAATGTTGCCACCTTCAATGGTGCATACATGGGCTACATCCACCCAGACGTTTCCTACGACTTCCGTGGCGCAAACGGTGCAGCAAACTGGCGTGACCCACACACCTATGTCGACACAGCCAATCTCTACAACGGAGAAATTGGTCAGTTCGAGTCGGTGCGTTTCATCGAAACCCCCCGCGCAAAGGTGTTCACCAACGCATCGGACGGCTCCGGTTCAACCGGAACGGTCGACGTGTACTGCACGCACATCATGGGTCGTCAGGCTCTTGCTAAGGCGTACAGCGTCACCGATGGAAATGGCCCAGCGCCGAAGATCGTTCGCGGCAACGTGACCGACCTCCTCATGCGTCTGCAGCCAATGGGTTGGTACTGGCTCGGTGGATACGGTCGCTTCCGTGAGGCAAGCCTCCGCCGCATCGAATCAGCATCGAGCATCGGCACAAACTCGTAATCATCGAGTTGAGCATGGCCCCCTGCTTCGGCGGGGGGCCTTTGCTATTCTTGGGCCATGCCGTTTTTTGAACCACCCACAGATGATTTTGTTGTATACGGTTCTACCCAAGACGAAGTTGCAGAGGTGTTGTTTTCTAAGATTCCGGCAGGCCCGCGGGGTCGCAACATCTATAAGTTGAAAACTGGTGTGTATACAGATAATCAACCACCATCTTTGAGCGATGTTGAGATTACCTACTATGGGGGCCACATAATTCCTATTACGGATGCAGAAGCAGCAGACCTGACAGAGGCAGGATACGGAGATTACATTTCATGATTAAACACCAAGAGACACACCCCAACCTTGATGTTGAAGGATGTTTTGGTTGTAGGGTGGCACACGTTAGGACCGGGCCTAACCCAACCACTTCAGGTGGTAAACGTGCCGCGGAAATTAACGCAACAGAATCACGCTGGCAGAAAGACATGCCAGCATACAAACGTCTCCGTGCTGACGGTCTGCAACCAAAACGTATTGACGGGTGCGCCAACATTGAGAAGAAAGCCAAGGAGCCATGGCAAGTGGAGACGGGTCTAGTCTAAAGACCATCTGGATACAGGGGCCCAACGAGGGCCACTATGGGTACGGCAATATGAACTTGTCGTTACAGCGTCATTTACCCAAAACGGTAGCGCTACACCCACACTCCACCATTTCAGTTACCTGCTTACAACCAGAG